AAGACTATGTATTGTGTGGTGCTGATATGACATCCCTTGAAGATACAACTAAGAGACACTATATGAAACCATATGACCCTGCTTATGTACAAGAGATGTCGCAAGAAGGTTTTGATCCACACCTTGACCTAGCTAAACATGCTGGTGCTGTAACACAGAATCAAATTGATCAGCATCAAGCAGGTAAGATAGACCTTAAGTCTCTTCGTAAGAACTATAAGGTGGTCAACTACTCTGCTACTTATGGAGTAGGTGCAGCTAAGTTATCTAGGGAGACAGGTATGACAGTACCAGAAGCAAAGAAACTTCTTGATGCCTACTGGCAAAGGAACTGGTCTGTTGCACAGTTTGCTAGTGACAACTTAAAGAAAGTTAAGACTGTTGCAGGACAGATGTGGATACAGAATCCTGTCAGTAAGTTTTGGCACACACTTAGGTATGAGAAAGATGTGTTCTCTACACTCAATCAAAGCACTGGTGCTTATTGCTTTGATAAATGGTTAGCCTACTACCTATCAGTAAGACCTAACATCATTGGGCAATTCCATGACGAGTCTATTAATATAGTTAAGAAAGGTGATGAAGAGTTGCACAAGGCAACACTCATTGCTGCTATGGATAAACTAAATAAGGAGTTAAAGTTAAATGTAGAACTTGGTATTGATGTACAATTCGGAAATAAATATTCTGAAATACATTAAAAAAGTCTTGCATGTGCTTTTTAATACATGCTACTATTAACATCTAAACTTTAAAGGAGTTGTCGATATGGCAAAAATTACAGTAACAGGACTATCTCAGTGGGCAAAAGTATTTGAGGATAACCGTGACCTTGATGGTTATCAGGGTGCATACCATGACACCAATGGACGGTGCACTATTGAGATGATTCTTGATGAAGATAATATGCAAAAGCTTACTGACTCAGGATGTATGAGTCGTGGTAAGCCTGACCTTGAGGGGAGAGGTACAGCAGTAAAGCTTACACGTAAGTTTGAGACAGCTTATGATTGGGATGGGGGTGCACCTAAAGTGTACAAGGCTGATGGTGCACCTTGGTCTTTTGAGTCTGATGGTGCTATCGGTAATGGCTCAGAGGTTTTGGTTGAGCTAGACGTTTATAAGAACGTCAAGTATGGCACTACTACTACCCGATTAGAAAGGGTTAAAGTACTTAAGGCGATAGGGTATAACCCACAAGGAGGTGAGTCTGGGCCTGATCCCTTTACAGCTAACGTAGTAGGGGAGAACACACCACCACCACCCCAGAGTGTAGAAGAAATGGTTGACGAAATCCCTTTCTAGTATAGGGCTTAGTGGTGTAGGTATGTACAAGCTATCTGCACCACACTTTACTTAGGAGTTGTAATGAAAAAGATAGCAAACATGTCTAACAAAGAGTATCATTCAATGGATGGTATATCTTCTAGTGCTGTTAAGACAGTCTATAAAAAGTCCTTGGCCCATTGGAAAGGACAAAAGATTATTCAATCAGCAGCATTTGCAATGGGTAATGCTGTTCATGCAAATTTGTTGGAGGGTGAAAAGAACTTAGTAGTTAGAGGGCCAAAGACTAAAACCAGTTCTTCCTTTAAGACTATGAAAGAAGCTTTGACTGAAGATCAAGTACTACTAACTGAGGTAGAGTTTAATGTAGCTAGTCGTATCACTAAAGGTGCATTAGATAACCCTGTATGCCATAAGATTTTAACTGACCCTGACAGGTTAAACGAGATTAGTATTTTTGTAGAAGACCCTATATCAAAACTAATGTTAAAGACTAGACCTGACCTAATGCTTGAACCTAAGAAAACTGTGTATGATGTTAAGACAACACAGGATGCTAGTCCAAAAGGTTTCTTAAGTGAGTGTGTAAAGTATGGTTACTTTTTGCAAGGTGCACACTATGTTTATACCTGCCAGCTTGCAGGTTATGATGTGACTGACTTTGCATTTATTGCTTGTGAGAAGGCAAGCCCTTACCTTTCCCACCTACACTTAATGGGGCCAGAAGTCATGGCTTGGGCTACCTTAGAACTACATAAAACTTTAGCTGTCATTGCAAAGGCAGACAAAAATTGGTCTTATGATACAGGTTGGGGTGACTACACTGTAATGGAGAAACCATCATGGGTATAAATAGATATGACTAGAGCAGCCAAAGCAAAAGGTAGATTAGGTCAACAAGAAATCAGGGATGCCTTACTTAAAACCTTTGATCATCTTGAGCCTGATGATGTTAAGTCTACAGTTATGGGTGATACTGGTGCTGATGTACAGCTATCACCCTTAGCACAGAAGTCTATACCCATATCTATTGAAGTTAAACGTAGGAAGACAGGGTTAAAGACTGTATATACTTGGATGGATCAGGCAACTAACCATGACAAAGGACCACCAGTAGTTTTCTATAGGTCAGACAGACAGCCTTGGTTAGTTGTATCAGAGCTTGATCACTATTTAGAACTGTTAAAAGGATCAAAGAAAGATGACAATTAATTCAGACTATCCTGTTAAGAAGATGAAAATATGGGGTGTTATAGAAGGTCCAATGGGTTTAGATGAAGATGGTGAGCTTCTTTATTGTAACCTTTGCAAGGTAGAAATAGATGGAAAGATAGAGCATGGTGAGTATTACTTTGATAACTTTGATGATGCGTATGAATGGGTTAAGCACTTTCAAAAGTTTCTTGAACCGATTGAGATAGACGTTAATGCTTGACAACGTAAGTACAATGAGTATAACTAGGGGCTTTCACTATGGAGTATGAGCTTGCAATTAAAATAAAAGTAGATGAGAATGCAAACTTCTTAGAGGTAGGCATCGACAACCACTCTGAAATTTTAAAAGAGCTAACACTAAATGCTATGTATGATATAGATGATATCAGCATACTTGAATGCGAGGTAAACAAATATGATAAGTAAAGAAGACATGCAAAATTTTGATGACTACAGTAAATGGGTAGAAGATAAGATCATTACTGATCCTCAAGATCGACTTAATGAAAACGTACTTGGCCTATGTGAAGAAGCTGGGGAGGTAGCAGGTAAGATTAAGAAACGTATCAGAGACAAATTAAAAGTAACACCTGAAGCTATTATAGATGAGCTAGGTGATGTGTTGTTCTATACTACGGCACTGGCTAACTATTATAATGCTAATTTAACATATGTTATGTTACAGAACATAAGAAAATTAAACAGTAGAGAAGATAGAGGAACCCTGAAGGGGAGTGGGGATGACAGATAGTAAAATACAGCAACGTGCTGCAGAGTTGATGGAACCTATTGAAAGGCAAATCATGTTATGTGATGATAGGAATGAAACATTACTGTTTGCTTGTGCTATGCTTGAAAGAGCTAAGACTATTATTGAATCACACATAGGTAAACAAGGTCGAAAAGAATTATTTATAATGGGAAACGAAAGATGAGCAACTACCTACCAACAGACTACCAAACATTTATTGCTACTAGTCGTTATGCACGATGGCTAGACGATGAAGGACGTAGAGAAACATGGGGAGAAACAGTAGAACGATACCTACAGAACATAGCTAAGAAGTGGCTTAAGCCTGTTGACCTAGATGAAATGCGAGATGCTATTCTTAGCCTTGGGATTATGCCTAGTATGCGTTCATTAATGACAGCAGGTAAGGCAGCAGACAGGGATAACACCTGTATGTATAACTGTAGCTACCTACCCGTAGATGATCCTAAGTCTTTCGATGAGGCTATGTTCATCCTGCTTTGCGGGACGGGGGTTGGTTTCAGTGTTGAGAGACAGTTCATTACTAAGCTCCCTGATGTTCCTACTCTTTTCGAGAGTGATACGACTGTTGTCATCAAGGACAGCAAGGAAGGATGGGCTAAAGGTCTCAGACAAGTGTTGGCACTCCTATGGGCTGGTGAGGTTCCTAAGTGGGATGTATCTAAAGTCAGACCAGCAGGTGCTAGACTAAAGACATTCGGTGGTAGGGCTTCAGGCCCAGCACCATTGATTGATCTGTTTAACTTTGCTGTTACTACATTTCGACAGGCAGAGGGACGTAAGTTATCTAGCCTAGAGTGTCACGATCTTATGTGTAAGATTGGTGAGGTAGTTGTAGTAGGTGGTGTAAGACGTAGTGCTATGATTAGTTTATCTAATCTATCTGATGATCGTATGCGTCATGCTAAGTCAGGCAACTGGTGGGAGAATGCAGGGCATAGAGCCTTAGCTAATAACTCTGTCTCTTATACAGAGAAACCTGATAGTATGGCATTCATGCGTGAATGGACAGCCCTTATGGAAAGTGGGAGTGGAGAACGTGGTATATTTAATAGAGAGGCTTCGGTTAAACAAGCAGCAAAGAATGGAAGACGAGAGTCTTGCTATGAGTTTGGAACAAACCCCTGCTCGGAAATCATTCTTAGGCCGAATCAGTTCTGTAATCTTACAGAGGTTGTCATCCGTGCTAACGATAGTCTGGAAGACCTTGCAAGAAAGGTCCGTCTTGCAACTGTACTTGGAACAATACAGTCCACCTACACACACTTCCCATACTTGCGTAAGGTGTGGAACACTAATACAGAAGCAGAACGTCTGCTTGGTGTGTCACTCACAGGGATAATGGACAACAAACTAATGACCTTAGATAACAAAGGTCTATCTGATACATTGGAGCATCTTAAAAATGTGGCTGTTTCTACTAATGCTGAGTGGGCTGACCGTCTTGGTGTCCCTCATAGCACTGCTATTACTTGCGTTAAGCCCAGTGGAACTGTTTCCCAACTGGTTGATTCATCTTCTGGCATTCATGCTCGTCACAGTCCCTATTATATCCGTACTGTGCGTGGAGATAATAAAGACCCACTAACACAGTTTATGATTGATCAGGGCATCCCTAGTGAGCCTGATGTAATGAAGCCTGATGCTACTACAGTATTTAGTTTCCCTATGCAATCACCACTAGGTGCAATACACACTGCTGACATGACAGCCATTCAACAACTAGAAATGTGGTTGGTATATCAACGTCATTGGTGTGAGCATAAACCTAGTGTAACTATTAATGTGAAGGCAGATGAATGGTTAGAGGTTGGAGCCTTTGTGTTCAAACACTTTGATGAAATGTCTGGTGTGTCGTTCCTTCCCTTTAATGAACACACATATCAGCAAGCACCGTATCAAGAATGCACACAAGAAAATTTCTATGGTATGGTAGACAAGTCACCTATTAAAATTGATTGGACTAAACTATCTACCTACGAACAAACAGATAACACTAGTGGTATGCAGACTATGGCATGTACTGGGGATGTATGTGAGATGGTAGACATTACTTAATCACTCACCTCGGCATGTGGGTAAACTGCCTTATAAAGGAGAAAGATATGGTATGGGTATATGTAGTAGTATTGTTTTTAGATAATGGATTTCAAGTCCATGCACCTAACGTAGTCTTTACTAAAGAAGAAATGTGTCAGAAATACAGGCAGTTTGATATGTTGAGGCTATACACAACCAGACCTAATGATAAAGCAAAAGTAGTAAGTCAATGTATTGCCTTGCCTTCTGGTTTAGAATCAGGTAAAATTGTTGAACAAAGATAACAAAGGAATCTGTTATGATTAAACGACCCTTTAGTAAGAAACTCTATGAAACTTATGACAACGCAGCAAAGGAAAAACTCATAGGTTTTTTAGAACTTAATGGGCATACAATCTTAAATGATAAGGAGGATTACAATGCTGATGTAGTATCAGAGAAGGATGGCCTTACCTACTACAACGAGGCAGAGGTGAAGGTAGCTTGGACTAATGATTGGCCCTCACATTGGGCTGAGATTAGAATACCAGAACGAAAGAAACGTCTTGTTAAGATGTATGCAGAACAGAATGGAGTGTTGAATTTCTATGTCTTTAGAAAGGACATGAAGCAAGCATGGAGAATAAAAGACACTTGCCTTACTGAAGAAAGCCTAGCAGAAGCTAAGGGTAAATATATTAGGAAAGGTGAGAAGTTCTTTCACATTCCTTATACTAATGCGGAGTTAGTAATACTATGACCAAGTGGACATTATCTAAAATAACAGACTCCTTTGATCCTGTTGACCGACCTGAACACTACAATCAATCAGGTCTTGAATGTATTGATGCTATGAAAGCTATGGCAGATGGTGTGTTAAATGTATCAGCACATGAGGCATACTGTTGGCAGAATGCTTTTAAGTATCTTTGGCGATGGCCTTATAAGAATGGGCTACAAGACTTAAAGAAAGCACGTTGGTATTTAGACAGGTTAATTCAGGAGTATGAAAATGAACCACCAGAGGAAGATGACGATGAATCCCTATGATGAAGGGCAACAGTCCTTTAGACTTGGTAAGCTGGGTAATCCCTACGCAGCAAACAGTAACAACAATAGGAGTTGGGAGTATGGGTTTAATACTGCATACTTCTCTAATTTAAAAAAAGTAAAAGAACATGAGCAAAGAACTAGAGAACGAGGCAAAAAAATACAAGGCAAAGAAAACTAACTCTAAAACATTAAAGCCCCTCACTACACGCAGATATCTAGCAGGTCAAGCACTTGCTGGTATACTAGCTAATAGTAGAGGGGCTTTGAATATGTCTGAGGTAAGACGATCCGCATACGAGTGGGCAGACTTTATGTTAGAAGACTATTAAAATTTCTTGGCTTCTTCTTTGAGGCCAAGAAATTGTTTTTTGTGAGTTTTTATAAACTCTAGAATTGTTTGGCGTCTGTTTAGTTCTTCTGAGACACTACCAGAATTTTCTAAAAAGTCCTTGGCATTATTAAATCCTTTAAACCTTTTAGGAAAAGCACTAAGTACTTGGTCTAAATTTTTACCACTTGCTTCATACTCTGCTTTTTTCATAGCATAAATATTTCTAATATATCCAGCATATTTATTCCGTGTTTTTGGATTTGTAGATGCGTCATCTAAAACTTTTTTTCCTACTTCAATATTATTTGCAATTTCAATTTTAATAAAGTCTTGTAAAATAATTCTTTTCTTTTGGTAGTCATCACCAAGACTGTCGTAGGTAGTACCTCTTTCATACATAGGATTATTTGTACCTATATCATAACTTTTTTTCCATACCTCCCATTTAGGTGACATAGTTTGAGACATTGTATACTCTGCAAAGTAAGCTACCATTGGGCTTATTTCTTTTCTGGTTGCTCTATATTCTTTCCAACCTTTAAGACCTAACAGTGTCATTTCTTTTTGTATTGCAGAGCTTGGTGGTTCTTGTACCGCACCAAAAGATTTAGTTATTGGGTTCCAAGAACTTACAGGGTTTTCATTAAAGGGTGTCCACCTTTTAATATCAAATCCTTTTTCTTTTCCTCTTGTATAAGAGGGTGTGTAACTAAAGATAGGTAAGTCTATTAGAAATCTTGTTGCTTGATTTTTAAATACATTACTACTAATTATATCTTCTAAATAGTTTCTTTCTCCATAGTTTGATACATCACTTTGTTCATCTGTAAAATAATAATCCCTTGTAAAAGGAGTGCCTGCTGCTTCAAAATTAAATTGACCATAAACATCTTTTGCAAATGTTTGTGGGTAGGTAAAGGTAGCAACCATATTACCTAATTGTTTTTCTAAATTTTCAGTCATTTCCCCTTGTTTGTAAGAGGCACTAATATTTTTTATTAGTTCAAACTCAAAAGTAAAAGCACCTTCACTTATATCAGGTACACCACCAAGTATTTCTCTAACTGTATCAAAGGAAGCTTTAGGATTTAAAGGCAATCCAGCTATGTATCTATATATTAAATCACCTGTTAGAAGATTGATAGCAAATGGGCCAGCCATACGACTAAGATCAGTCTCGCCTCCATCATCTGAAACTAACTTATCAAAGTCAATCAGGCCTCCTTTTTGTGCTGCATAACCAGTAGCACCCATGACCATCATAGCACCTGTAAGCTGCCTTGCACCACGATCTAAGTTTGTTTTAAAAGGATCACCACCAAAGAGTTTTGACTTGTCTCCACCTATACCCTCATAGTCAGGGTTATTAAATCCACCTATCATTTCATCAAGCTTTTTCATACCACCTGTTGCAGTACCTATAATGCTATAGTCATTAGCATACTCTAAATGATTTGCTATGTACCGTGGAAAGGGTGTATCTAATCCAACAGAAATAAGGAAGGGATACTTATGATGTAGCTTTTGCAAGTTTCTTGCACCAGCACCAAACAAAGAAGTGTCTTTCTTAAAATCTTTTTGAAAAGTAAATCGTTTAGCTTCGTTTATTGCAAAGGCTAATGTATCTTCAGGTAAATCTTCTAGCCTCATAGGTGCACCATTATCTTTTCGTGCAGCTAAAAACTCTCCTAGACTACTACCTTGTTCCCTTAGCTTACGATCTAATGAACCATACAATGCTGCCTCTTTAAATACAGAGTCAGTTGCAATGTTTAATGTGTTAAAAAACTTACCTATTCTAGGTAAGGTACTTGACGCATTAGCAAAGTCCATTGATCTAGTTGTTTCATAAAACAAATCACGAAATGCTAGTGGTGCTTCCTCTTGCAACAAACCTTTTAAAGCTATAGACTCTGCCTTACTAAAAGATAAACCACCTAGAATAGATGTCGTACCTTTAACCCAACCTCTCCTTACAGAGCCATCAGGCATAGTTTCTCCGACAGTACTTCTAATTACATTTTTCCAGAATTGATCAGAGATATCTACTCCTAAATTAAAAACACCTGTACCTACATTAGCAGCAGTAGTACCTAGCTGTGAGGTCATAAAGGCAATACGTAAAGAGTCTGCTTGCCTAGCACCTTCTACAACACCTTCAACAGCTTTAGTTCCTATGTTAGGTTTCTTAGGAGTACCTACAACTTTTCCTCCCACAGTTTTAAATATTTCTTCTGCTTCAATATCAGTAATACTAGAAACATTAGCTTTAGATAACACATCCATGTTTAGTAATGCTTGTTTAATTGCTGACCCTGACTGCAAGACTTTACCAGCACGTGATAAGTCAGACAAAAAGATATAAGAGAATTGTTCATTACTAATATTATATTTATTTTTAATTGTCTCAAGGGCTGGGGTATCTATCTTACCATCAGCAATAGCTCTAGCTAATACAGTAGAAATTCTTTCTCCGGGGTTCATCTTCAATGTTTTTTTAATATCAAGAGATGCACCTACTACACCTTTAATAGTATCTAAGCTTAGTGAGGTTGTTAGCTCTTGATTAATTTCAGATGATAGAACAAGGCTTCTTAGCCCATCACCTAGTGCAACTAAATCTTCATCTAGTTTATCTAGCTTAACCCCTTCTTCTTTAGCTTTAAATAGTGATGCTACTTGAACTATATCATCAATAGATTCAGATAATAAATCAGGTTTAGCTTTTGAAATAGTTATATTTGCTGCTTCTAATGCTATCTTTCTTGTGTTTTCTCCATCCTTTACACTCTCGTACATAAGGTCAATGGCCCTATTGTTAGATTTATTATCAAGGAATCCAAAGAAAGAACCTACTGATGCTCCTAGTGTGCCATCTATAGTAGCATCTATAATAACATCCCCTGCACCATACTCATAACCTTCTACTACTTCTTCTCTTGTTTCATTCTCTGCATAAGAAGCACCAGCACCCATAGTACCCTCAAAAGCAAATGCTTTGACTCCATCTTTAAGAGCTTCAGTACCTAAATTCTTTTTAAGTGTTTCTTTTATTGCAGTACCTGACACACCTTTACGTAGTTGACGAGATATTTCAGCACGTATAGCTAGTTGTGTAGCTTTCTTAGAGAGTTGAGCAGCTATCTTAGTGCCAACACCAAAGCCCATTGTACCTACCGTAGCTAACGTAGAAGGAGAGCTTGCAAAAGCCCTTCCATAGTCCCATGCACCTTCCCAAAAACCAGTACCACCACCCTCACTAACATCATAGGCTGACATCAATCTACCAAAAGCTTGCTTGCCCTCGTTAAATTTGTTGTCTCTATTAATAATTACAGGGTCTGTTTGATTACTAGGAGTCATGTAATTTCTTTTTACATACATCAAGTCTTTTACTGCTGTGGTTTCATTCATGTTTTGAAACCGCATATGTTCTACAAAGTTATCAGCTAACCCTTCAACACCTAA